AGTACCTATGCTTATTGGTGGATTCGTCAAGGGATCACCAGAGCGATTGCGGAGAAATCCAGAGCGATACGATTACCCATTCATGTGACTGAGAATCTAAATCGTTTGAAGAAAGCTCAGAGGGAGCTATCTCAGAGGAATGGCGAGATTCCAACTGTATTTCAATTATCAGAAGAGCTTGAGCTTACTGTGGATGACATTAAGGATTTAATGTGCAAAGCACGTCAGCCAACATCTCTTGAAATAAAGATTGGAGAGAATAGAGATACATGTCTAATTGACTTGTTAGAGGATGAGACACAGGCTCCTGATTTTCTATTAGAAAAATTATGCGTTAAAGAAGATATAAATAAATTAATCGATGAACTACCTGAAATGCAAGCGGCTGTGGTTTGTATGCGTTATGGAATAGGTGAAGAGGTACTAGAGCCAATGTCTATGACTGCAATTGGTCAAGTACTGAATATGAGTAGAGATAGAGTAAGGACTTTAGAAAATAAAGCACTTAGAGCATTAAAAACCAAGAGCGATAAAGTTAGTGAGTATATGTAATCTACAATAGAGATAGGTTTAACTTAGTATTAAAATGAATGTAACTCAGGAGATTCTAAATAATCGTAAAATATATGGCGGAGGTGCTGGTCAAAAACCTCATGAGCTAGCTGTTAATAGATCACTTAACTACGCTTCTGGTGGAACAATACAGAAAGCAGTTGAAGAGACAGTAAGAACTGCTGGATATAGTGTCATATATAGTGATTCTATAGGATTAATGGGAGCCGAGAATAAATTTATAAAATTCAATGTGAATATTATTGATACCGGAAATTTTGAGATTTCAGATTCATCCGGTTACTACGATGCTATGGATTCAGATGAAGTCTTTACTAGTGCGGATTGGGATAGTGTTATATATAACGTGAATGCAGAAGATTCGACTGTAGTCAATACTTACAGTTCTGCTGTATCAACTGCATCAGATGAATTAACACAAGACACAAGTTACATTGAAGTGACTTTAGATAATTTAAAAACAAGTAATCATTATATTGACAATTGGCTTGATGTTACTTTGTACAGCAGTATAAAAGAAGAGCATCCATACGATAAGATGTTCCTTGCTCTTAATGATAGTTTCTATATAGGTTTCCACGCTAGAACAACTAAAAGGATACCTTATAATGTCAAGTGTGTAATTGGTAGCAACATCGTATTGAAAGATGAGATGACTGAAGATCAAAAAGCATATTTACCAAGACTGTATACTTAATCTGCTTCTTTAACAGCTTTTTTGACAGTTGCCTTAGTTACAGTTACATTAAGAGTACCCGTTGTAGGTGAATCGCTTGCAGATTCTGAAGATAAACTTACTGTTACCGTATAAGAACCAGCAGCAGAGAAGGTGATTAGATTATCTTTAATCGTAGCCTTTTTATCTGTAACAGTAAAAGTAGGTGATAAGTCTGTAGCGTTTCCAGTAGTAGTGAATGAATAAAGAGAGGAAGGGGAATCCATCGAGACTTTAGTTAACCCACTGATTAGGACACTTCCAATCTTAGGATTTTCAGGCAGTGCACTTACAGTAACTGGATGAACCTTTTTTGTTCGTTTAGAGATTATGTAGTCTGTAATTAAATTTCCGGTTTCGATATTAAATACACCGATACGTTCAATATCGTTTGCACGATGGAAAGCAAAGTTACCATCTCCATCATGTTCAATGGTCACTTCACAATTACTTCCGCAAGCAATCTTAAGTACAACAATATGTCCATTACTTAGTGATACATTGAAATCAACACTACGGACAGGGCCTCTTCCCCACCATTTATGAGTTTTATTACCTCCTCTACCTGAGACAAGCTTCATCTCATTACCTGATTGACCGATAAGTGAGCTATAGTTTCTTAAACGGAGAGAATCAGCCATTGTTATTAAAATACTTTATATTTATTCTAAATGATTTTACTTTAACACTGGTGAAGACCATTCAAGATTAGTTAAATGGCAGTTAGCATTATCTTGATCTATATGTCGTATATGTGTACAGCCTTTAGCCGTTCCATAAGGTGTAGGAGGAGCTGGTAAAAAAGCTAAGGCCACTAACGAATGAACACAAACATATTTAGGTGATTTTCTGCCGATTCTCTGAGTTAGAGTAACCATAGGATATCCAGCTTTATGTAGCTTATGTTTAAGCAGGCGATCCTTATTTCCTTTTGTACTTTTAATATCTCCGTATCGGTTGACATAATACTCAATACAACACTCAAAGCCAGGCAAAGTATGAATAGGTCTCCATTCAGATGTTTCAATAAACTGTCCCATGAATATTCGGGAAACTAAACTATGACTTGATTATAAGTAGTATCATTTACTTATGTGGTCAATAACATACCGCATTGTAAACCTTGTAGCTATATGGAGCATTAAATCCTATGTGGATTGATAATGATTTTCCGAAGCTCCTTGGTGCAGAACTTTACAGGCCCCACCCTGCTTACATCATTGAGATGGCAGTTGAGCCAGTAGTTGTACATGATTTCTCTAAGCAGCCCGGCCAAACCGTGCAGCTTGATCGTTACCGCTTCTGGGGAGCCCCTGGCACTAAGGACTCACGTGAGAGGACTGCTGATCAAACTCTTGGTACAGCTAGCGCTCGCAACATTGTTAAGGACAAAGTACTCGTAACGCTTCGTGAGTACACTGGCCCTGCAGATACCCGTGACACGACCGCACCTTCAACATTTAAGGTAGCCCGTGAAACTCTGATTACAGCTCAGCGACTTCTGCTTGACACTGGTAACCTTAACGTTTTCCACCAGTCAATCGGTAGCTTAACATTGCTTGATGATTACCGCCGTTGGCGTGATCGTGTCTTCGCAGACGAGCTCCTGAAAGGTGATGACGACCAACCCGCTGATCATACTCAAGGTGGTTATTACTACCCAGGTGGTAAAAAACTTCTTGGTGAAGCAGGCGGCACGCACGGCATGACTTATCTCGTAGATGAGCACACCTTCGATATTAAAGAAGACCTGCTTACAGTAATTAAGGACATGCGTAAGCGCAACGTTCCTACATTTGCTGATGGTTATTATCGTTGTATTTGTGATCCCACTGCAATGATGCATCTGCGTCAGGATTTAGATTTCCGTGAGATGGCACGATATGCAACCGGAGGGGCCATTAACCCAATGGATCCTAACGCTTCGCTGCAGCAAACATTCCGTCAAGGCATGGGTCCCGCTTATGGTCAAGCTGGTTTCGTAGCTGGCCAGCCAGTGATGCCTACCGGATTTCTTTTTGAGGGAGTTCGTTGGTTTGAATCAACAAACCTTCCAGAATCAGATAGGAACATCATTGTTAACTCGACCGACCCGAATAATGCAGGTGATTACGTCCGATCACCGTTGGTTTTCTTTGGTCCACAGGCTGTTGGCGTAGGTATTGGTGGAAACAATGCTCAGATTCTTTTGAATAATAATGATGACTTCTCACGATTCATTATCATGATTTGGTCTCTGTTTGCTGGTTTTGAAATCCTTAATAAGGACTTCATCACCGTTGGCTACTCCTTTGTAGCTTGATAAGGAGGTAACTATCAATGTCTATTATTTATCCCGGTAATTTTGTAGCTCGTTTAAACGCTTATAACGGGCAAGGTGTAGAAGCTCTTCCAGGAGTTGTGTTCTACAGTAAGATTGGTTATGCAGCAGTGACTGCAGATATTACTGAAGGAAGTACCGCAGCGGTACTCTTACCTAAAGTATTATCACCAGATATGCGTGGAGACGACAAACCCCGTCTTGACAAAGATTTAACAGTACCTGAGGGTGCTGTGATTTATCGCACAGCTGTTCAGCCAGTCAATCTTAGGTCTAGTAGCAGTGCTGCTACTGGTACTATTACAGTCACTATGGCAGGAGCCGCTGGTACCACACTTGCTAATGACTTGGGTGCAGCAGCAGCCAGTGAAGCAACTACAGGTAATTTTGCAGCTGCAGGTGCAGTGTCTAACTTCTTACTCAGCACTGCGTTGTCAGCTCAAGGCTCACCTGGAACTACTATTTCAGCTAAGTTTATGGATTCAGCAAGCAATGATCAAGTTCTTGAGATCATCGATACTGAACAAGCTGCTGGTGTAATTGTGGAAGTATGTTATTACTTAGAAGCAACTGCTCCTAACGTAGATGACATCAACATCCCATTCAAGACAATCGCTGGTAGCGCTTGATCATTTGAATGATATTAAGGCGTCCCTCACAGGGGCGCTTTTTTTATGCCTATAATAATAACAGCAATTTGTATATTTGTATGACTATGACTACTGAGTCAAATAAACTATTCCAAGATTCAAAGACAGGTAAGTTAGTTGAGATGTTAGGAACGCATGATGTAATTTATGCAAAAGTAAAGGATGCATCAGGAATTATTAAATATGTAACACTAGAACAATTGATTCCTTATGATGCACAGAAAGGGAGGCTAGCAAAAATCCCTGATGTTATTGCCAAGGCAACTAAAGAAGAGAACGCACCAGTGCAAGTAGTTCCCCTGGAGGATGCACGTTTAAACATGAATAATGCTACTGCAGAAATTATTCAAAAAAGATTACCCGGTGTTGGATATACAACAGCCAAAAGGATCGTTGAATTACGTATGTCATTATCCGGTGAACGCTTCAGTAATTTAAAACAGCTTGAAAATATTCCACGTGTAAACTGGGATCAACTTATTGAGGAAGATAGAATTTTCATTGGTTAATAAGTATCATAAATTAGTTACAATAACAATAGTTTCTAATTGTTAATATGTCTACTAGTTCAAACGTTGGCAGATTGTCAGACCCTAATGCTGCTACATCTGATGATAGCAAGTCCAGCAGTTCTGGCACCACTATTAATATAAATAATACTGGTAGCTCTGGCGGTAGTGGAGGAAGTACAGACAAAGACAAAGACAAAGACAAAGGTAAAGACAAAGATAAGCCAACTGCTGCTGAAAAGCTTAAAAATAAATTAGCTAAGAAGCGTAAGAAGCTAAAAGATAAAAACCTCACTAAAAAACAGAGAAAGACGAGACTAAAAAAGTTTAAGAAAAAGCAAAAAGCTAAGGCATCAAGTTCCAAAAAAACTAAATCAACCACAGGAAGTGAGACTAAAAAGCCTAAGACCTTCAAGCAAAGGAAGAATACAATCAAGAATAATTCAAAACTTTCAGATAAACAGAAGAAAAATAGAATTAAGAGAGCTAGGAAGAAATTAAAGCCTGGTAAGTCTACTACTTCTACTAATAGTAATACAACTAAAAAGTCTAAGACCTTCAAGCAAAGGAAGAATGCAATCAAGAATAATTCAAAACTTTCAGATAAACAGAAGAAAAATAGAATTAAGAGAGCTAGGAAGAAATTAAAGC